TACGATTATGAAAGTTTGAATACGACCGATGTATGTGCTGCAATATACGCATCAATATGTGGGGTTGGGTATTACATAACACTACCTAGCACAGAGATAACAAAGGATAATACTCCAGAGATACCGCTTGTGATAGATTGCTTAGACCCAAGGGACACATTTATTGTTCAAAGTAATAGTGTTGGCAATCCACAGATTATGTCATGCAATATCATAAAAAGACGTGATGGAAAGAGAATATATACTTGTTACACAGACGAATATAGAATGACGGTTGAGAACATGCAGACCGTTAAAACAGAAATAAATCCTGTCGGCAAGGACCCGATAACTATGTTAGAGAACTCATTGTTTTTAACTGGCGACTGGGAACAAGCAATTAGTGTTATGAACGCTGCGAACTTAGTTGCAAGTGATAGTCTAAACGACATTGAAGGAACAATTAGGTCTTTACTTATTATCTTAGGCACAGAGTTCCAAGACGGTGACGATGAAAGTTTAAAGAAGATTAAAGACAATAGATTGTTGGTTCTTAATTCTCCGGGCGGAACAAATGTTGATGCGAAGTTTATTTCACCTCAACTAGAAAGCATGAGTGTTCAGAACATTAGGGAATACCTAGACGATGCTAGAAACATAATAACTGGTATTCCAGATAGAGAAAACAATGGTAACGGTGGAGACACTGGAACGGCTGTACTTAATAGAAATGGTTGGACAGATATTGAAATTGTTGCAAGACTTAAAGAAATGTTTATTAAAAAGGCTAGAAAGAAACAACTTGAAGTCGGCTTAACAATACTAAGAACACTTGGTCTTGTTAAGAGCGAGTTGAGAGTTCAAGATGTTGATATAACAATTGGTAGACATACAACAGACAACCTATCAACAAAAGCGAGTGCATTTGCTACATTAGTTGCTACACAAGAACTTGCTACAGTCGATGCCTTAGAATTATCTGGTCTTACAAATCGTGTCAACGAAATGGTTGAACGTGGTAAACAAGCAAAAGAAGAAAGACAAAAATTGGCTATCGAGTTTGCTAAAGCATCAGCAGATGCAAGTGGTGAAGGTATGAATAGACAATCAACCGGAGATAACGACACGGCTAAAATAGAAAAGATTGCCTCTGGTAATATGAATACACAAGGCAATGTGAACAATAACAAAAGATAATTAATATCCCTCCGAAGTCTTCGGATTGACGGTGAAAGAGATTGGTCTTAGGACCGATGACCGAAAGGAATTAATTTATAAATTCGCTCGAGTTGCAGAGCGTTTATAAGATTGCAACTTGTATTCCGTCAGAGAAGACGTTTAATCACTACAAAGGAGGAAATATGAATTTTGAAAATTTAAAAGGTGTGATGGGTGAAGCATACCACGAGGGGATTACAGCGGAAGAAGTAAATACATTCTTTGCTGATAAAAATTTCGCCGACCTATCTACAGGTCAATATGTAGATAAAAATAAATACGATAGAGATATTCAAGCATTGAATACTACTCTAACGGAAAAACAAAATGCACTAAATGCAAAATTAACAGACGACGAAAAAGCATCTCAGGCTAGAGAAGCCGATAGACAAAAGATTAAGGAGTTAACCCAACTATTAGAACAGAATACTATTAATAGTAATAAAACTATGGCTGGTGGTTTACTTGCTCAAGCAAAGTCTATTTTGGGTCTCAAGGATGATGACGCAGATTATAGTTCGTTTATTGACAGCATTGTCTCAGACGATGCAAATAAAACAAACTCAATTGCTAAGTACGTTGCTAAGTTAACTAAGGATGCTTATGAAAAAGGTAAGCAAGACGCTATTAAAGATAAGATGGGTCAATTCGGAAATCAACATAAAGGTGATGGAAATGACGGCTCAGACGACGTTGCAAACCTTGGTAAACAATTAGCAAAGGCTAGCATGAGTGCAATCAACAAAGAACAAGTTGATTATTTTAAAAGATAAGAAAAGGAGAGATAACACATGGCAAACATGGTAAAGAATTTTGATTACGGAAAAAATCAAAAACAAATACTAATTGGTCAAGATAGTTATTATATTGGATTACCAATAGTATTAAGTGGCACTGCAAACTCTACTATTTATGCTGGTCAACCAATGGCTGGTGATATCACAGATAGAGATACAGCGTTCACTGCATCAACAAGTTCTGCTAAAGGTGTTCTTTTACACGACGTTGTACTAGATGCTGACGGTAAAGGAAACGGAACATTAGTTCTAGCAGGATGTGTTGACTTATTAAAATTAGAAGAAAGTGTTGCAACAGCAGCAGCAGGTGTAGCAGCAGACTTACCTAGAATTATCTTCGTGAAAGGAAGTGCCATCTAATGAGTATATTTGATTTAGTTTCTGCACAAAACATTGCAGAGTTCTGGTTAGAAAAGAACCTTAACCAACAACCATTATTAGGTGAAACATTATTCCCTTCACAAAAAGAAATTGGTGTTAAACTAGAATGGATTAAAGGTGCTCATAATCAACCAGTTGGTTTAAGATTATCAGCATACGATAGTAAATCTATCAGACGTGATAGAAAAGGTTTCGAGAAATACGAAACAGAAATGCCTTTCTTCAAAGAAAGTATGTACATTGATGAAGAGTTAAGAAAGAACTTAAACACAATGCTTCAAACAAACAACCAACAATTAATCAATTCAATCTTAACTAAAATCTTCAATGATGAAATCGAATTAATTAACGCTAGCCGTATCACACTTGAAAGAATGAGAATGGAAGCATTAACAACTGGTGCTATCACATTAGCAAGTAACGGTCAAGCATATTCTTATGATTACGGTGTTGATGCAGAACAAAAGAAAACTGTTACAACTTCATGGTCAGACCCAGACGCAGATATTCTTGGAGATATAATTTCTTATGTTGAAGAAATGAAAGCAAAAGGAATTGCTATCACAAGAGCAATTTGTAACTCAAGTGTTGCTAAATACTTTAGAACAAATACTGCTATTAAAAACGCTGTTTATGTATTTGCTAATGGAACAGTAAATGTAACTACTGCAAGAGCATTAGATTATATCTACAACGAAACTGGCGTATCATTCTATGTATACGATAATGTATATGTTGATGAAGACGGAGAACCTGTTAAATACGTAGCAGACGACACAGTTGTATTATTACCAGAGGGAACTCTTGGCGAAACTCACTTCGGTGTAACACCAGAAGAAAGTGACTTAATGAACTCTTTAGCAGCAGAAGTATCTATCGTTGATGGTGCTATCGCTGTAACTACTCATAAAGAACACGACCCAGTAACAGTTGAAACTAAGGTTTCTATGGTTGCACTTCCATCTTTTGAAAGAGCAAATGAAATCTTAATCGTTGATACTAAGGCTGATTAATCTTAATGATTAGAATATTTAAAGATAACGATGTTAAAGTTGTAACTAACGGGGTTTATAATCAATTATATAAACCCCTTGGTTATAAACCTATTATAGAAGAAAAGAAATCTAAGGTTGTTGTTCAAAAGGTAGAGGAAACAAAACCAGAAGAACCAAAACCAGAAGACATTAACGAAATTAAGGAGAGTTCAAAACCTAAAAGAAAAAGAGGTGAATAACAATGCTTTATGTTATAAATAACAAATGCTATGTTAATATTGCCCCATCAATTTATGTTGAGGTTGTTATATCAAAAGATGGTAAAATAACTCCTACGCAAAATAGGATAGAAACAAATGCCAATACTAAGATATCTCAAACAACTATCAACGAATGGTTAAATAAATTTATAGAAACTGAACCAGTACATACAAGTTATGTGGTGGACAGAAAGCATAATAAACGTAAGAAATAAGGTTGGTGATTAATATGACAGGTGCAACAAATAAGACATACGCACTATTGAGTAAGTTAAAAGCCGTGCTTAAAGCACACGATTTTGACGAAACTGATTTCGACGATGAGTATTTAAAATACGAAATTGATAGAGCAATCGGTGAGATAAATCGTTGCCGTAGATTTACACCAACAAGTACAAAGAGTTACGATGAAAAATATGAATACTTGATTATACCATTTTGTATTTCTGCAATTTCTAAAATTGGTGCAGAGGGACAACTCAGTCATACTGAGAATGGTGTATCGAGAAGTTATGGTTCATCAATGGATTACCCAAAAGAATTGGTGCAACAAATAGTACCGTTAATTAAGATGTAGGTGATGCCATGAGATGTTTAAAGAGAAATAAGAGGACAATATATTTATGCACAGAATACCAAGATGGTGAGATTGCAAAATATCATGAACCTCAAAAGATAAAAATAAACTATCAAGCAACCAACAGCGATGGTGACTTAATTGCACTTGGATTGGATTTTCCAAAATATATAAGAATAAAAGCCGATTTAAAATATGTAGGTGTATTTCATCCAAAGGACAGAGTATATGTAAACGCTATACCAACACCCACTACTACTACAATTGTGGTGGACGGAGAGGAACAAGAGGTAGAGCAATATGATGAGTTGTGCAAAGATGCTGATTACGAAGTTGACAGTGACCCAATAGTTTCTCTAAATGTTGTTGAGATAACTCTTAAAAGATTGAGTGGTAAAACAGATGGCATCGATAACACATATTGATATATGGTCGGATACAGTACCCGATGCTAGAATAAAAAACTTAATAGACGAATTAGATTATGTTAGAACAACATTAAACGAAGCGACATGCGATGAGATTGTGAGACGCATAACAGAAGACGGAGGATACAAAGCCGTTGAATACAATGCTGGTGCACCACAGTCAAATCCTCAGCGAAGTACAATTCGATTTGGTTCGGATGGGTCAAAAGGTGAAATAGCGTTGGAAGGACCGGGTGCCGTGTATGACGAGTTTGGTACCGGTGAACGTGGTGCTGACGACGGTCACCCAATGAAAAACGAGTTTCCGTTAAATCCATATAATAGCGGTCCATTTGTTAGTACACACATAAATAGAAACGGTCGACATTATTGGTTTGCACCAAGGTGGTCATCCGACCCGTACATGCTTTCAAACGGGTACACGGAAGGTATACCATCTGGAAAGCAAATGTACAATACGTTGCTATATGTCCGTAAAATAAAGGATAAAATAATCGCCGAAGAAGTAAGTAAGGCTGTCCAAACATTGAAATAGGTAGGTGAGGATATGGACGATATATTGGAATATCAATTGGTAACTGATATAAGGGAATTGTTTAACGAACATGAAACATATCCAAACATGCTTGTTAAAGAAAAGTATGAGCGTTATCCTAAGATAACGTATCCTGCCATAACAATTGAAGAAATACAAAATGAAGATAACAATAGATTTTTCGATGAAACAGAAAGAGTAAGTGACATGGGGTACCAATTCGCTATATATTGCGAACAAACGTCAACAAAGACCGCCGTTCAAAATGTAAGAGCGATTGCAAAGATTGTTGATGATTATATGAAAGGTCCTAGGTATAGATGTTTTAGAAGACTTGGTTCTCTAGCAATGACACCACATCCTAACGATAACAATGTAATCATCGGTTATTTACGCTATGAGTGTTCATTAGAATTAAATACAAATACTATATATAGGAGGTATTAAAATGAATAACAGTAGAATTGACTTATCTACAATAGGTGTACAATTACACTATGCTGTTGAAACAGAAGCAGGAACTAGACCTACAACTGGTTATACTAGACTATACGGAATTAAATCTACACCAAGTTTGAACCCAGCACCAGATGCACTTGAAACAACAACACTTGATGAATTAGAATATAAAACATACGTTGATGGATTAAAAGACTTGGGTGGAGCACTTGAATTTACATTCAACTTAACTGAAAGTTTAATCACAGCATGGGATGCTTTAATGACCGCTTACACAGCAGGTAAGGCAGAAGGAAAAAGAACATGGTTTGTTATTGTTGTTCCCGGTTTAACTCAAGCATTTTATTTTCCCGGAAACCCTAGTGCAATGGGATTACCTGAAACTAGTGTAAATACTGTATTAGAAATAACAAATTATATCACACCAGTTGGTGCACCTGTTAAGGCAGCAAAACCTGAATAATAGAAAGGAAATGAGATAAATGAATACAAAGATTAATTTAACATACCACGATGTTCCTTATGTGTTAGAGTATGATAGAATGACTATTAAAACAATGGAAGCAAACGGTTTCGTCGTTGATGAGTTCCTTGATAAACCAATGAATAATATCGAACTAGCGTTCGCTGGAGCGTTCTTAAAGAACCATCGTAAGACTAGTCAATCTATTATTTCAGAAATATATTCTAAATGTAAGGATAAAAGAAAACTTGTTGAAACACTTGTTACAATGATACAAGAAACATACGAAGCGTTATTCGACGAACCAGAAGGTGACGAGGGAAACGCAACATGGGAAGTAGTCGATTTATCACCGAAGACAAATCGAAAGTAGAGTGTACTTCTCTTACTAAAACCTTTGAAGAAACTTGTCCGATATATATGTCCTATGGAATGTCATACAATGATTTTTGGTTTGGTCCTGCGTTTATGACACAATTTTATAGGGATGCTAATAAGTTGCGTATTAGGCAACAAGACGAGAATAATTGGATGATAGGCATGTATGTATACGAGGCTATATTAGATTGCTCTCCTGTACTACATGCCTTTTCTAAAAAGGGAACAAAACCTCTACCGTATTCAGACAAACCGTTCTTGATGGACAAACTTAGGGAAAAGACAGAAGCCGAGAAAGAACGAGAACGTGAAAACGAAAGACTAAAAGCCATTGTTAATTTTAATAGATGGTTTAACGCAACGTCGGAACATTTTAAAAACAAAACAGAATAAGAGGTGATTTCATGAATGGTTCAGCGGTAACATTAGATAAGGTATCTATTCAAATAGAAGCAAGTGCGAGAGAAGCGAATACAAACTTAGAACAACTTACAAATACATTGTCGCAATTAAGAAGTGCTGTAAAAGGTGGATTTAATAACTTATCTAAGTTGGCAAAAAGTCTGGAAGAACTAAAAGAGGCTAGTAAAGGTTTGGGAGAATTGAAAACAAACTTATCCGCTTTATCTGATATACAAGGCATGCTACAATCTTTTGGTACGATAGCGAACCCAAAAGGTTTAGAAAAGACTGTTAGTAATTTAGAAAAACTACCATCCGTATTTAATAATATAAACACTGGTACATTGTCAAATGTTGCTCGTGTTAGTCGTGAACTATCTAGTGCTTTGTCACCACTTGCGGCGAAGATGGGCGAGATTGGTCGTGGATACACTTCATTAAGTCAGTTGGCAAGTCATTACAATGTAAGAGTAAACGAAAGTGTACGTGTCATTCGTACATCAAACGATGGTTTGAAAATGTATTCAAAAATGTTGAATACTATTAGAAGTGGATATCGTGGTGTACAAAAAGCAAACGAAAATTTTGTTAAAAGTTTATCGAAGAGTACGTCTAATATAGCAAGCAAGATTAAACAAATAGGTTTATCATTACTTGGTACTCGTTCAATATTCACAGCAACACGTAAGGCTGTTAGTGAATATATGGCAATGGATGCAGAGTTAACAAAGTACATTACAAATAACTGGCGTGCACTCGGTGCACAATTAGCACCAGCGATTGAATATGTAGCATATCTGTTTAAACAATTTGTGCGTGTTATATATTCAGTAATACTTGCGTTAACAGGCATAGACCTAATCGCTAGAGCAAATGCAAAGGCTATGGCTGGCTGGGGAAGAGCAGCCAAAGATACACTTGGTAACTTGCAAAAATTTGATGACTTGAATGTAGTTGAATTTCCTAAGGGCTCTGGTGGAGACGACAACGCTTTAATTGATTTACAAACAATTGATTTAACACCAATACAAAAGATAATTGACTGGGTTAGAAAATTGCGTGATGAAATAAAAGAAGCATGGAGCAGCGGTCAATGGGAAGGTGTTGGTGCGGTTCTATCCGAAGGTCTAAACGCTGCTATAAAAGCGGTTGACTTTGATTGGTTAGAAGAAAAGTTTAAAGGTGTTGCTGAGAAATTCGGTGACTTCTTGCACGGTGCTGTTACTAACTTTGATTGGGAAACTTTTGGAGGTCAGTTATCAAGGCAACTATCATTTATACCACATTTGATTTCAACCGCACTTGATGAGATACCGTGGGCTGAGTTTGGAGAAGGTCTTAACAAAGCACTATCAAACTTCGATGCGGCAATGATTATTGATAGTATCTTTGGTGCCATAGGTTCATTGATAACCGGACTACAAACAGCACTATTGAAGATAGATGGCAAAGTTATTGGTAAAAAGATTAGCGATGGGATTATAAGTGTTCTATCTAACATCAGCACCATTATATCTAAGATAGACTGGAGTGCACTCGGCACAATGATACACGATGTCATAATAAACATTGACTGGAAAGGTATATGGGATGCTGTTGTTAATTTGTTGAAAGAAGCATTTTCAGGACTAGACGACTTTTTCGATGGCTTGTTTGGTGTTGATAGTTCAAACTGGGACGCATTGATGGCTGCCGTTGTTGGCGTTGGTGTAGCGTTTGCTACATATAAAATTGTAGAAAGTTTTTCAACAATCAGCAAATTATTAAAAGGCGATGCTATAGCAAAATTTGTAGAAGGTCTTAGTGGAATGGCTGTGCCACTTGCATATCTAATATCAATTGGTTTAGTTATAGCCGGAATATATTTAGTTATACAAGGTATTAAAGATATATTAGAAGGTGATATATGGGTTGGTATCCAAAAAGTTTTACTCGGAATATCAGTAATACTAATGGGTATTGCGTTGGCAATTGGCTCTATACCAGTTCTTATTGCAGCGGCGGTAGCATTAGTGCTCGCTGTAATTACAGGTCTAGTTAAAGCAATAGTAGACCATTGGGACGAAATAAAAGAAACCTTTTCAAATCTTTGGAAGGGTATAACAGATGGCTGGAACAAAGCAAAAGACAGTGTAAAGAACGCTTTTAGTAATATGAAGACAAGTGCCAAGGATGGACTTGATGGTATTAAAAACAAATTATCCGAATGGGGAGACGGTCTAAAGAAATGGTGGAACGATAAAGTTTGGAGTGAGGTTAAGAAAATACCATCTGGTTTAAAAGGTATTGTTGACGATGCCATTGGTTTTGTTAAGAAAGCATTTGATGGCTTATCGAAATTCTTTGGCGATTTCTGGGTAGCATTAAAAGGAGGACCAAAAACATTTATTAATTTCTTCATAGAAAAATACGAATGGTTAATAAATAAATTAATAGATGGTATCAATTGGTTCAAAAAGCAAATCAACAAGTTATCATTCGATGTTCCTGATTGGGTACCGAATATTGGTGGAAAAAAGATGGGATTTAATTTGACTATGTCAGACCACTTAACTTTACCTAGACTTGATGTTGGTACGAATAATATTCCAGAGGATGGTCCATACTACTTACATGCTAATGAAGCGGTAGTACCTAAGAAATACAATCCAGCACTTGGTGGTGGAACAAACGAAGAAACTAATAGAAGATTAGATACACTAATTGATATGTTAACTAATATGGAAACAACAACTGTTGTTAATGTTGGTAACGATAGATTATATAAACAACAACAAAGATACACACGTAGACAAAACGATAAATATGGAACAGATGTAAATTTATAGGAGGTATTGTATGACAGACAATTTTGAAGGATACTATATGGAAATAGACGGATGCCGATTTCAAGACCCTTCTATACGCCGTGAGAAATGGAAGTTTGCACCGGAGTTGGTAATTGTTACCGACGCCGGTACACTTGCCAGCGGTGCGTTAAACATAAAAGTATTACCGCACACTAGAAAAAAGATATGGGTTGGTTTTCCACCAATGACACCACAGCAATTCAGACGTTATTGGAATGTATTACATGGTGATGAAAGCGGTGTTGGTATGTATCTTACGGTGAAAGCATGGGATGAAACATCTAATTCATACATAACAGATACATATTATCATAACGATTTACAATACAAGAACGTAATATACGAGGGACGTAGAATGGTTGTTATTGATGATTTTAACTTGATAGGACACTAGGAGGTGGCGATATGTCTGATGCCGATAAGATTGCGTTAAGAAATAATACAGCGGCAATTAGTTGTAAACTAATTGTGAAAGCAACATCCACGTTGCCAGAGATTATCCTAACAGAAAACAATTCTGTTAAAACATGGGAATACAATGATGATAGAATTGTTCCCGGAAAAGGTTTTATAGGACAATTTGTTGGCAGAACATTAGATGGCGAACTACAGAATATATCGGATACATTTGATATCACAGGTAGAGAAATTGAGTTTTGGTTAGGTATTGTCCACATTGGTAGTCAATTTGATTGGTTAATGACAGAAGATAATCAACCAATTGTTACTGAGGATTTCATTAAACTGTCCGCAATTGACAATGGTTCTGATAGTGTGCATTGGTATAAGATGGGCACATTCATTGTTACGGAACCAGAGGATAATGAAGTAAACGACAATACAAAATTTGAAACAATGGATTATGCAAAATTATTTAATAAACAATTTGATGGTAACTATACTGATGAGGAATTTACAACAAGTTACAATGATTTAATGGGTGTAAACTTAACCGAAGAAGAAAGAGAAACGTTTGTCGTCACACCAGTTACAGCGTTATGGGTTGCAGAATATGCTTGCAAACAAGCGGGTGTTGAATTAGCAACTACTACGTTCCATAACTATGATTTTCCAATAGACGTTAATCCATTTCAAGCAGGAGAAACATGCCGTGATGTAATGAAGGCTGTTGGTATGCTAGCGTTGTCTTGGGTAAGGATTGGTTGGGATGATAGATGCTATATTGATTTTACAAAGAAAGAAATATCTTCTGTCGACCAATATGATGTAATTGATAAGAACCAATATTTCTCACTAGAAACAACAGAACAAACAAAACCAATTAATGCTGTGGCGTTTGGTATGTTAAACATAGATGGTGAAACCGCTATATATAAAGAAGAAGATACTGACGGCGATGAATGTTTATATCTATATGATAATCCATTTCTATATTCATTTGCTTTGCGACAACAGGCTGCAAATACAGGTGGCGTATTATTTGGGCTAACATATATGCAATTAAAAACAGAAACAATTGGTCATCCATGGTTAACTGGTGTAGAATTAATAAACGTTAAAGACATGGAAAATAACAATTGTTACACATACCCATTCAATATCACAGTAAAATATAGTGGTCATATTCGTTCTGAAATAAATAGTATTGATGACACAGAGATTGAAAAAACATTATCGTATACAAGTAGTACACTCAAATCTTCACGACAAGCATCGATAGAAGTTAACAAGCAGGAAGGTAGAATTACAGCCATCGCTGGTAAGGTAGACGAGATAAGAGACGATATGGGTAATTACTACACTAAGAGTGAAATCAATAAATTAATAGAAGACGAACTTGGACTAACAAATGAATATATAACTTCTGGCGGTGGCAACAAATTTAGAAACACAGGTTTATGGTATAAAGAAGATAGTGATAACGGGTATGAATATTGGTCTGGTTCTGTTGAAGTGGCTGATGATAGTAACTCAGCATCCGGAACCGTAATGTTATTACAGAACTCGACATTAACCCAAACATTAACCAATATTCCAAACGGTAGATATACTATATCGTTTCAGTATGAGAGATTAAATCCAACAGCAACGTTAGAAATATTAATAAATAGTACTAACTATAGTGACCAGTTATCTACTACTGGTGTTGGAAAATTTGAACAAACATTCGAGGTCACTACAAACAGCATTGAACTATCTCTTATTTGTGATACTGTTAATGGATGGAAAGTATGGGAGTTGATGTGCAACGTTGGGGAAGTACCTCTTGTGTGGATGCAACATGCCGATGAAGTTAGAACCGACACAGTAAATATCAGTAAAGGTATAACCATAACATCATCAACAACAGATGCGGTATTTAAAGCAAACGCAGATGGTATTAGAGTTGAGAATAAATCGAAAAATACAACAACAAACTTTCTTGAGGATGGTATGGAAACCGAAAACGCTACTATCAAAAAGCAGGCTAAAATAAGTGGAGCACTCCATACGATTGTTGGTAGTCAAACATGGATAAGCGGTATATTAGATTAGGAGGAATATTATGGCTAATTGGCAATTAAAGAAAACTCAAACTATAATTGGTACAACTGGTAATCCTTCGCTATGGACTTACAAGCAAGTAATATACCAGCATTGGGATATTGAGAATAATAATTATATAACAACTAACCAATCAAGAGTTACGGTTGAAACCTATCTTGGGCGTGCTTCTAATACTGGAGACCCGCAAAGTTACGGTGGTAACGCCAGCACTAACGTTAATGTAGATGGCACGAATAAGAGTACGGGAATAAATCCAAATTACGGTGCTGTGTGGATTTCAGCAGGAGAGTGGTCAACCACACCATTAGTGACACAAACATTCACAGTTACACATACATCAGACGGAACAAAAACAATATCTGTATCATCATCATTAACTAATGCTGTATTTAGTCCGGGCTCTGCAAGTGCAAGTGGTTCTGTCGAACTCGTAACTATCCCAAGAGCGAGTGTCATACGTGGGAATGATACCGATTGGAACACAGGTTTAAAAATAGATTACGGCTTGCATATTGGTATCACAAAATATGCGTCGTCGTTTTATAACAAACTAGAGGTTTTGTATTACAATGAGACATCGCAAACTTATACAAGTTTAAAATATATCAATGATATTAACGATGGGGATGATATTACATTTACCTCCGCAGAATTAGATGCAATGTATTTAGCGTGTCTTCCACAAAGAAGAACCTATGTACGTCTAAGATTATATACATATAGTGATAGTGGAATGACACAACAAGTGGGTAGTCCATATACATATCAAATAACAGGAACACTTGTTACAGTTGCTCCAACATTTTTAGATTTTGATTATGTCGATATAAACAATACAACAAAGAACCTAACGAAAGACAGTGGCTTGACAATAATAAAAGGTTACTCAACATTGCAGGTGTCTATTCCCGTTGTGAAAAAAGCCGTTGCTAACACCAGACAAACCGACATGAGCCATTATATTATTGATGGAAACACAGCAACATACTCCGCAACAAACGAAGTTGTTTATCCAATTAATAATTATAAT